ATCTCCGGCATATCATTAGTAGCCCCAATATAAGCTAAAACTCCTAAGACTAAAATAGCTAAAAATATTTGTGGTCTAAATTTACCGATAAATTTCATTTCAGTCTTCTTCCTTTAAACTATATTAAATTATTCTTTTAGTGCTTCTGCAATCTCATCCCGTTTTTTAGCTCCGGCACTACCTTCTGAGAAGTCTTCATAACCTTGCTTTTTAGCTTGCGCTGTTGCAATCGCAAAAGGATTATTCTTTACATCTAATTGTATTATACCCATGTAATTACTTTTTTTCTGGAAACAGTTTTCACACATACATGAATCTTTTACTAAATGTTTGGTTTGATTTAGTGGGTCATTTTTTACCCAGTCATTAAGGAAATCAGTCTTAGAAACAGTTATAGGTAATACTATCTTCTTAATGGGTATGCCAGTAAGAGTTGATATTAAATTATCATAAGCTTGTATAAAATTACTTGCCGTTACCATTAAACTGTTCTCTTATACTATCTATTACAGCATCTTGTATTTCGGATATGTCTATGTTATTAACATCATTTGCGGAAACTATATCATCTCCAGCATTATTAACTATCCAGGGGGGAGAAATATGAGTCGGCGCTCCTGAAGGGAATCCGTATTCCCCCAAGAAATCTGCATGGACTTTTCGTCTCCCTTCCTCATCTTCTAAGGTTGGGAATACGTCTCCTAAATCAAAAACACCAGCATCTGTAGAGTTGGGGTAATTAATTGTGGGGGAAATTTCCTCCACTTCCTTTCTCATAAAATTAAGAAATGATTTAGTGAAGTTAATATCTCCATCTGATTTATACATAAGTTCAACTCCTTTCTCGTGTGTTTCTTCTTTAGATACTAAACAACTGCCGTCTATACAAGAAGAAGTTGCGGCATCCTCAGTTTTTAATATATCGAAAGAGGCTCCTTGATTGACACCCTTTTCACATACAGTTACCTCAGCAAGTTCTAATTCATCTACCTGCATTATACTTTGAAGCCCCTTTTGTATAGTTTGTGTTTTTGTAGCACTACCCGCGATACTATAGCTTTTTAATTTACCCTCATGAATCTGTTCCATTACTTTCTTAGCGATTTTAGTATCATTCCTAAGCTCTGTAATGAAAAATAAACCTTTATCATCCACACCGGACTTAAAGATCTGTCCGCCCTTTGAAATGTATGCTGGTAAAGCCCAACCTACCTGAACATCGGAATGTAATACCATAGCATTTCTTGTACGGAAATTATCCATATATTTTGTAAATGCTTTCCCTAAAGCATCTGTAGTTATAAGGTGTCCTTCCCTATCAACTAATTCAATTGAGGCGGGACCACCAACCACTAAGGAATCGTCATCACCTATGTTCATTTTAGTTAATGCTTTCGAGTAAGTTTTGTTGTCAGGGTAAGCCCTACATAATGTAAGTAATTCCGCTGGACTGGATATCCCAGCTTTATGTAAACGTTTATATTCGTCTAAAGCAGGTTTAATATCATCTAAAGTGGTTCTTCCATCAGTAGCTTTCTCTAAAAAGATAACCGGACTATCATCATCCGGTACATAATAATTAGCCCAATTTGATGGGTTTGGTATTGGCGCAACTGATGTTTGAATGGTTTCTGTAGTCATTTTAAATACCCCAGATTACTCCACTAACTGTTGGAGTGTTTTGTGCTGCTATTATTGAAACCTTCTCAGTGAAGTGCAACGGAAAATGTGTTTCAAATACCCCTTCAGAAGAAGTAGCAATTTTAGGTAATATTGGTACTCCAGTTGATGAAGTTGCTGTTTGGTCAAAAGCTAGATAAAGTATGTCTCCGCTTGTAGTGGATTCGTTAGTTATCTTAATACCTTTTATAACCGTTATGCCGGGTCTTTTTCTTGAAGTAGAAGCATTAGCAGTTCCTGACCATTCATAATTAACCCCCGTAGATCCATCTAAGTAGGTGGAAACTGCTGTGGTATCTTCCCTTACTTCAAACATAATCTTATCAGCGTAAAAATTGATGTTATGTTGTGCAAATGAAGTTAAATATAATCTATATTTTGCAGCGGCTGTGAGTCCAGCTATTGTGTAAGCAGCAGTTATTCTAGTCCAAGAGGTTGCTAGGTCACTAGAACCTGATGTTGCTAATACACTTGTACCAGCAGCATCTCGAATCTCTAATTTAACAGTACCTGAAGCTGAAGCACCACGATGTTCTACATTTACAGATAAATGTTGGGGGTTAACACTAACAGGAACTGTGGGAGATTCCCAGTACCAACCTTCACCTGCCGCACTGTTGTCAGGATTTGCTAGTAAAGAAGCAGCACCAACGGACTGTTGTCCTGTGTCCCTGGTTATAGAGCTACCCGTAGCAGTGAACCCATCAGCAGAACTAAGTGCCGTCTCAACTCTTGGGTTAGTTACCCAGTTTGTTGCTATTTCCCCTTGAGCAGCAGATAAAATGGTGGATGCTGTAGTGGAAGTAGCTTCTCTAAAGGGATAATATTTTGTGTACGCGTGTACAGATTGTCTTGTAGATGGGTCTATTTCCCATTCTTTATAATCTGTATGTCTTTCATTAGCCATGTAATACTCCTATTTGTCCATGAAATTAATTAGGGTTATAAAACCACCCATTACAGCGGATGTGTGGAGTATTAATACGCTTAAAGCTATAACTACTGTTTTACCGCCATATATTCTGCTTCTCCACATCTTAAAATCATCAAGAGAATTATGAACGCTTTCTAAACTAGAGCATAAAGTAGCATTTAAAGTATTTTGACTTTCAATATAAGCATCGAGGCGTTCCATATAAACTGCTAAGTTTATTTCGGTTGAATTTACTATACTGCTCATTATTTATTCAGTCCCATAAATTTATCTCCCGATTAAAATTTACAAATAAATTTAAAAGTAACCACGCCCCAATTTGGGGCGTGGCTAGATAATTATTTACTATGCATCGTAACCGTAAAGTTTAATTACAAATTTACCGGCTGTATACGCATTATCTGACGTTGACCCACCATTAGTTAGATATAAATATCCATCTGCTGGGGGCACAGTAGTAAATCCTTGTGATGCTGCAGCAGTCCAAGCCCCACCATGGGCTAACAAAGCTGTTTCTGTTAGGTCTGCAATTGCTGCGTCCTCTGCACCGGTAGCTACAGTAGCTGAGTAAACATCAATGTCTGTTGACCCGCCAGCGGGTACTTCAATGCATGTCATATACCCACCTAATATAGTTCCGTTTGTAGCGGCGGTTATTTGACCAAAGTGACAGTTTGCAGTCCCACCATCTTTACCAATAATATCACCAGCAACATTAGAAGCGAGACCAGTTATATCAAAAACGAGAGTTGTCTCAATAATAGTACCTTGCTGTACTACTCCAGCTTTATAAAGAGTGCCAGTACCAGTAGTAACACCAGTTCCCGCAGTCATTTGAGCTGTAGTTCCTAATGCTACAGTACCAGTAAATTCGGTAGCTGCTGATGTCACATTAAGAGAATCTCCATCCCATGCAATTGTAGCATCACTACCTGTACCAAAAATGATAGTTTCATCATCAGCGAAATAGTTAAAGTCATAACCTAATGAAGACCGGGCAAGTACCCTAGTATCACCAGTTACATCAGACATTTTAAATGAATGTTTTACCATTTAATTCCTCCAAATTATGGCGATTTTATTGTACCGCCGACATATAAATGTTCATTATTTTCATTATAATGAGGGGTGGGTTTCCCCACCCTTCATTAATAAACCCTAAGATTATGCACTAAGATCGGCAATCTTAGCTTGCACCCAAATATTCTTACATCGCATCTCACCCATGGTATAGAGCAAGCCCCGTACCACTAGAGCATTAGCAGCGAAGTAATCCCTGTTCTCTATATATTGAGTAGGCTGAGCCACAGCCACCTCTATATAATCCGTATCGAGTACATAGACGTTAGAACCTAGAACAGCATCTGCTGTAGATACAGATTTAGGCACATCAGCATCTGGGAGTATCGGAATACCCTGATAAGTAGCTAAAACAAGTCCTGTTCTAGTACCTGGATAGGTCCGTTCGGATCCTACGCCAACTTGATATTCTTCTTGTCCCATATACCTTTGGTTAGAGTTGAGCAATCTTTCAAGATTGAAATATTGATCGTGACCCAAAAGTATTAGTTTTGGCTCCCCACCATTCTGCCTTACTTTCTGTATAGCTGTATCTATCAAATTCAAAGATAGAGACCTTCCTGTACCACTGTTATATGATACGGAAGCACCGGCATCCCAATCACCAGCAGTTCTGCCTGCTAATGTTAGGTCATAAGCTCTTGTTCTAGCAACACCACCACCAACAGCAGCACCGTCTTCAGAGACGATGTCGTCAATTGAAGTCATTCCAGCTCTGGAATATATGTATGCTACGTCACCGTCAGCAAAGGTTGTGCCAGAAGCTACGGTAACTACACCAGTTGAGGTGTTAACTGCGGATACAGCAGAACCAGAAGTTCTATCGTGTCCAGTTGCCGAAACGTCATACTGCGATACTGCATCTCCAATTTTGAAGTGTTTTGCAATAGCAGCAGGAACTGTGAATGAAGTCGTTGCTCCAGCAGATGTTAAATAAGCTGAACCAGCCATTATTTCTTCATTTATTTCCTTGATGTGGTCTAACTGAGCATTTTCGTTCTCCAGTGCCAGAACATCTCCAACACCACCCTCTAATTGTGCTGTGAAGACTGACTTCACGGAAGCACCGAAAGTGGTTGAAACAATTCTAGGTAAACTCTGAACTGTTTCTATATTAGAGACATCTACTGTTGGTAGAGTTCCAGTCTCAGTTACAGGTCGTGAACGTCCGGAACCTCTATCGGTCCTTACCCTCCAACCTGCTGTGTTTCCCCATACGACGCGGGGAATAGCGTTGAAAAATCTGGTTTGGTTGTTTAGAGCCTGCCAGACTTTTCGTCCATAAGTTGTGTTAAAAATACCTGTAGCAGTATCAACGGTAAAGTATGACTGCTTTTGCAGATACTCTTCACCAAATACTGACTGATACAATCCTCGTTTGGACTGCGCCAGATATTCTGATAGACTTGGATTAGCCATTAGCCAATATCCTCCTGATTATTTATTAATTAATTGTTTAACCTAAAAGTTCCTGGGGCACTCCATCAGTGTTACCTGTGTGGATATTGTGCTGTAGATCCCTAAGTTCCTTATATGATAATGAAGTCAATTGGTCGGCAACATCACCATTATCGGATTTAACTAGTGGAGTAGTATCTACTCCTAGACCTTCGGATACTTTAGGAGCTTTAAGTGAAGTCAATTCAGTGAAACCCATTTTTCGTAGGCGCTCTTCTGCTAGATCGTTACTATTAGTAAGAGCTTTCTCCAAAGCAGCAATCTGCTTCTTCATCGACTTCAATTCGTCTGACTCTTCTTCGTCTTCTCCATCTTTTTCAGGAACATCAGCTGCTTCATCATCCTCATCATCTTTGACTGCATAAGCCATTCCACCCTTTTCTTTTTCCTCTTCCTCATCATCTTCTTTCTTAATACTTGCTTGTATTGTATTTTGTTGCTCTTCTATATCAGTAGAAATGTCTGCATCCTCTGAGCTGTCATCCGCATCAGCTGCGGTTCCAACGGAATCAGCAGGTCGAGAATCACCACTAACATCTAATCCAGCCATTTCGTCTTTCAAAACAGAAAGAACTTCACTTGCAATTGATTTAACTAGGTCTGCTTTAGCAGCTTCACTAGCTTCTGCTTGCGCCTTCTCAATAGCATAAGATTCCTCTTTTGCTAATCTAACATCCATTTTCTGTAAAACTTCTGCTACAGCGGCAAGTGCAAGGTTAGTACCTTCCATTTGTTTTTCGATGCGTTCTGTTACATCTGCCATAAAACCATACCTCCATGAGATAAATTACTTTTTATCCATCGTGAAGGTTGGTCTGAGCCACCTCCGACCTTCATAATAGAACTAAATATAACGCTATAAAATAACGTCAATATATTATACTCATTAAACTTGAAAATCCTACAGAATTATATAAGGTATAATATATTTAGTGTGTATCGTGGGTCTTGGGTAGTCCATTTGCGTCTAAAAAGATCATTTCTTTTCTAAAATCATATAGGGGTACTTGTATAAGTTTCTTTTGTTTTTCTACTTGAGTGCCTTCGGGCGTAAATGCTTCAATTAAATCTAATACCTTACCTACCATTCTACTATGTATAGCCACTATATATTCTTGTGTTGGTGTTACTTTACTAATATCTACCATTATTTCCTCCGGGTTTAAGAAACTATCCTATCCCTGATCTGATTTGATCTGTTTCTAATTTTTTTATTGTAAGTTTTTTGGGAAATAGTTTTTTAGCTAAACTATCTTCACTGCTAAGTGTATACTTCCAAACCCTTTGAAGCCATTTATTCCCTTTGTGTTTTATTTTCCCCTGGTCTAATGAGGCCCAAAAACTATTATTTACATACACTGGTTTATAATATTTCTTATAAGTTTTAAAGTGTTCTCTTACCCTCTTACCCTGTCTCATGTAAGATCTAGTATAAGCGCTCCACGGATATTGACCAGTTGCATCAAGTTCTTGTGGTGTCACCTGTTCACCTTCATGTAATGCGTATGCATATGAGGCAGCATATTTAATACTAAAAGCCTCTCCCTTAGTATAATCAGCTTCGGATAAAGTCGCGCTATCTCTTAAATTACCGCTTTGTAAAGGTACTTCTTCTTGAGCGGTTTTGTATGTTGAATTACCTAATTTTTTAAAGTAAGGTTTTTCTAATCTAAGTAACTCAGACTCGAATATATTAATCATCTCTTGTGTAAAAGGTTCGTTTAAAATATCTCTTTTAGCTTTAACCATAATAGTTATTATACTTAAAAAATTTAGTTACTCTTCAATTAAAGAAGACCAAATGAGTGGTACATCATCATTAAACTTATTTTTACTCCTATCATATCTATTTAAATAAATTATTTCTTTACCTATATAGCCATACTTAGGGTGAAAATATAATGCTAATTGTTTCGGTTTAGTGGCTGCATGAAGTCTTTGTAACGCAAATTCATCCGGTCCCTTCATACATCCTGCGATATGAAGAGACCCAGTTCCTATATCAATCTCATCCACACGATGGAAATGTCCAATAATAGCAGAATCAAATTGTATTACCTTATTAAAAGGATTTTGATTACCCACCTCACTATTAACGTTCTTTTGATATTGTAAAACTCCCCGCAAAGAAGTTATTGCTCTTGCAATGGACATATTACTACCAGCTCCAGAAATACTATCCCCATGCATAATTAATATTGTATTGTTATATATGGAGAATGTGTTTATAAAACTTTTAGGGATGTCAAAGATTAAATTCTTTTGGTTTTTACAAAAAACACTTACCCATTGATACATCATAAAGTCCCAGTCCATATACTTATCCTTCATAGGAGGTTTCCTGGTCATTCGACCATGATTACCAACCACGCAAGGTACTCGTATGGATTTAAAATGAGGAGCCAAAAACATCAAGGCTTGTGCTATCAAATTAGCACCCCTTATCATCTGTTCCATACAGTTAGATATATTTGACCTGGCAAGTTCCTCATGTATATCTCCGGATATCATATCCCCAAGCATAGGAACTATTAAATCATCTACTTTAGCAATATTTCTTCGGTAATTAACTAGATTTAATAATTGATTCGCCCACCCATATAAGCGTTGATTAAAAATATTGAAATCATATGTATTAAGACCAACCATCTGTTCAGCATCTACTGATTCTCCTATATGAGTATCAGATAACGGAGCCACAACAGTTTGGGTATGCTTACCTACAAATTTACCTTTAGGGGGGTTATACCTAACTGAAGCTACAGGCTTAAACCTGGGAGCTAGGTGTTTAATAGAATCAATTATTAATTCTTTTTTAATGTTATCTTTAAGGAGTTGCTGGTATAACTTTTTATATAAGGTCGATTCACCTTTAGAATGAGCAACCTTTTTATCTAATTTTATCCTATCTTCTGGAGGTAAGAACTCCTCTTCTTCCGCCCATAATTCTTTCTCGTGACAACGTTGAATCGACGTTCTGTGAACCTTTACTCCGTACTTTTCGTTCACCCAATCCGCTATCGAATCCCACGTCATCCCCTCCGAACGTTTTTTTATTATCTCTGATTTTGCCTGTTCTGGAATCATAATTTCTCCTGATCTTTAAATTAACTGTTCTCCCACATACAATACAATGTAAATCCCCATCTATGTCTATATAGGTAGGGCCATCGCATTTAAAACATAACTTAGAATACATAATTAATCTTTTTCTTTAATTTGTTGGGTATGATCCATTTCAAGATGGATTAACTTCTTTCTCTCAGAAACTATCTTTTTTTATCTCATCGTCTTCCGGAATTTCAATTTCAATTTCTTCTTCATCGGAATCTAGTTCATCAGCTGGGGTATCTAATGTTATATTTAACCCCGCAGGTGCTGCTGTTGAAGCCTTCCCCGTATCATTAGGATCATTCCCCTTATCATCTTGACTATCATCTAATTGCTTAATGCGTTTAATTTCATCGTTTTGTTTTAATGCAGCTTGTTCATCTGGCTTCGCATCAAATTCTGAAGGCTCCACATTAGTATCTTCGGGAGATTCTTCCTTCTTTTTCTTCCAGTCAATTCTTGGGATTTGGTCATTTATCGAGGAACCACTATTTTGTTGGGTAAAGCGTGAATTACTCTCTTTACGAAGCTCTAAGGTAACCCAACTGATTAAATCCACTAAAGGTTTTGTATTGGATTTCTTCATCTTTTGTTCGGGGCTGTTATCTGTGAGGAAATCAGCAAGCCTGCCTATACCAGTTTTCCCTTTTGTTTTCTTTTTCGGTGCTTTATGTCTACCATATGTTGGTGAAAATATCCCTGAATCAGTGGAGGTAAACGCTACGCCCCCTTGATCTCCAAAAGATCCATCTTCTTTTTTAACTTTTTTCATGTTAATCCCTTTAAAAATCTATTCCAGCATCAACTTCCGCCAATTGCTTGGTAATGTTTTTTTCCTGTTTGTTGCTTTTACGCTTAAATTTCTTAGGATCTGTAAATACCGCTTTTTCAATATGAGTAACACCTGTAGGCGATAAATTAGCTACATATTCAATATCATTTTGGGAAAACCACATTTTACTCATATCTGAAGTTATCTCTTTTATAACCGGCGATGTGAATCCTTGATAACTTAATGATTCAATCCAGGATTTAGATAGTGTTAATTCATTCTTTTTAGCTCTAGCTTCTGCGTATTCATCTATATCTCTTTCCTCATTTGGTGCTTTATCTGCCCAATTAGGAGTTACGCCACCAGTTCTACCTTTAAACTTACGTTTATGTTTGGGTATAGCTTTACTCATTAACTGTATATCTTCCTCCTCCTCAACTATTTCTTCAGGCTCCTCTAATAACTGACGTTGTTGTTCAATACCCATAGCTAACTGCTCTCCAGCTAATTTAGCTGTAGGTACATATTCCCCACTAACAACAAAATCAGCCTCCCATATATCCACATCTTGTTCTTTTAACTTGATATCAAAGCCGAGTTGAGCAAACTGATTAACAATTTGAATTTTCTGTTGTGCAAATGATAATCTGGTGTTCTCCGCCTTCTCTTCTGGATTGGGGAGTTTTATTTCCCAATCTGTGATTCCAAATGCTTTTAATAACTGAGGGAAAATCTTTTCATGGAATAATCTTTGGTCACCTTCTACTACACGACTCATAACAACTAATTGCTGTGTTTGACTTGATAATCCTCCGAAAGCTTCAGGTGCTCCCTGCCAAGCTGGGGTTACCCCCCACATTGCCGCCACCCTTTCTCTAATTTCATCTCGAACAGGGAGATAATCCATCTCCTGAAGGGTGTGGAATAAACGAACCAAATCAACACGGCCCCTTTGATTCCTGGCAGATACAGCTACCATTGGTATATAGTTAGGATCTATCCGAGTTTGAGCCGCTATATGCTCTCGTTCTCTACGCAATGATTCTGGGTCATCCGTAGTTACCATTAACATAGCCGCTGGCATCTTCCTCTCAAAGAAATACCTATAGAGATTCTTATCCATACCCACTAATGTTAAAGCTTTTTCAAAAATAGTAAGTAGTGGACTCCAACCATATGTTTCAGTGGGAGAGAATTTAGATAGGTGAATAACCTCACTATCTGTAAAATACATGTGTTTATTTCTGTGGTAATACTTATACATTGCAGGATGTAATTCAATATCACAATTATCCTTTTCACATGTCCCTGAAGCTTCATGTACATTTTCTCTATGTATAGGGCAAAGGAAATGGGAGTTTTTGGGTAATCCCACGGTATCAAGATCGAATTCCATTAAAGCTGGATTTAAACGTCTAATCTCCTGCATCCTAGCGGTAACCTTACCATCCCCCATATCTGTATATTCCTTAGCTAAATATAAGAAACCATCATCAAGAGAATTTACATCGAAATGGAACTGTCGTAACACTTCCTCTATACTTTGGTCAAATACATTACAATCTGCTGTCCAGGTCTTAAGTTTTTCTTTTTGTTCCATATCTGGATTTTCTACAGTTGGGACAAACTCCAATCCCCGCCTAAAAACCTCACTTGTTATATGAGACAAAGGCCCCCTAATCTCCTCTACAGACATGGCTATTGTTTGTAAATCTTGTACAAGTTGCTGTCTATAGGCCATTTGATGGCGTATCCAAGTATTAACTACATGGTCTAACCCTATAGTAGGCGCAACATTAGTGTCTCCACTTGCTTTCATCACATCCAACAAACTAATCTGCTTATTTAAATCAGCCATCTGTTGTGTCATTTTTGGAACCTGGGGAAGGTATTTTGACAACTTCATATAATCATTCCTTATCGCCTAAATTGGTCATGTCCTGTATTGAAACTAATTTTAATATTGTGTTCATAGCTTTTTCTTTTAATTCATAATCATTTGTGGGTGAGGTGTCGCGTGCCCGTTGATTTTTTTCTTCTTTTAGTTTTGTTATTTGGTTATGTAAAGATTGTATATCTTCATCCCTTTTTAATATCCCCTCATCTAATTCAGCTAATTCCGCCTCGTTTATCCCATGATTAGCATTTTGTAAAACCCCTAATCTACCGGCTTCTTTTACTAGAGCATGAAACTGACCCTCTGAAAGTACGGATACTGCTGGACTATCATCCGAAATGTCAGCATCTGCATCAACCTGCTTAAGGTCATCATGCCATGTATCTAATATCCTCCACGTTCCCGCTTCATCCTGTAATGCTACGTATTGTAGTTCTCCACCAGCTAACATGTTTCCTATAGGCATTATTAATTCTCCTCTATATACTAAAAGCTTGTTCTAATTTCCTAACGTTATAACCTACTATGTAAGTTATATCCCCCTCATTTTGTATCATTGTTACCGGTGTTGATTGATAACCCTTCTGAATGAGTTCTTTCCTATTTTCTTCCTCTGTAATATTTTTTTCTGTATATGAAATATTATTTTTGCCTAACCAAGATTTCGTAGCCATGCATGGAGCACAACCATTGGATGTATATATTATTACCCCCATAAATTCTCCCAGTTAATCTTATTATACTCAAATTATGTTAATTACCTAAGCAATGACACAAGCACTGAAGCCACAAGCCTTACAAGTCTCACAACCTGATTCCATCACTATGTATGGATTAGCGCAACAATCCTCTGTATTTGTTTGATTTTCTTCTTTCGTTAACGGTAAGGTAAATTCTAATTGATTACCTGCATTTGTTCCTTTAACTAAAACTTCCTTCTCCCTACTTCCGGCTCTATACACAGTAATACCTTTACATTTCATATCCCACGCTAACATATAAGCATTTTTAACATCATCTACTGACGCTTTATTTGCAAAATTAATAGTTTTAGAGATTCCAGAATCTACATGTTTTTGGAATGTGGATTGCATTAATACATGATCTTCCGGTGAAATGTCTGGGGAAGTAATATAAACATTTTTTACCCATGTGGGTATATTATATTGGGATTCTTGTAATGAACCCCCATTAGCAAGATACTCCATCAACCCTTGTGAATAAAAACCGTATTCTTTAGCATCCGATTCAAAATACTTATTTACATAATTAAAGGATTTACCTTCTAAAATGTTTTGTTTCTTCCAGGCTAATGCAAATGTTGGTTCTATCCCACTTGAGCAATCGGCTAACATAGATATTGTCCCTGTCGGAGCAACAGTCAAGCGACAATGATTCCTGTATATTTCGGAATTTTTATTAAATGTACTATCTTCCCAAGCAGGGAAAGCTCCTCTTTGAGAACCGAGATCCAAAGATTCATTATCAGCCCATTCTTTAATCTTGGACATTATTTCATTTCCAACTTCTCTAGCTGTTTCGGAATTATATGGAATTCTAAGTTGAATTAATAAATCTGCAAATCCCATTACCCCTAAACCGATCTTTCGAGTAGCTTTAGTCATATGCTCTATGTCAGGAGTCGCATAGTGATTAGCGTCTATTACATTGTCTAGAAACCTGGTTGATAAACGGGTTACTTTTTGTAATCTTTCCCAGTTTATTTGAGCTTTCCATACGGGTTCCTCTACAAGTTGTAAATCCCTATTACTATAAAACTGTGCTAGATTAATTGAACCTAAATTACAAGATTCATTTCCTAAGAGAGGCTGCTCACCACATGGGTTGGTAGCAATCATTTCCCCGTAAGTTTCAGATACATGATTGTCTGTATTGACTTGATCTAAGAAAATCATTCCTGGTTCGCCGTTTTTCCACGCCCCCTCAACTATCTTATTAAATACATCCTCCGCATTTAATTTTCCGGCTACCGTGTTATCATGGGGATTAATTAAAGTATAATCTAATCCATTTACCACACAATCCATCCAATGTGAATCAACTCCCACTGATATATTGAAATTATGAATATCCCCTTCATTAGACTTACAAGTAATAAACTCCAAAATATCAGGATGATAAACAGACATAACAGCCATATTCGCTCCATCACGTTTACCTCCTTGAGTTATCATAGAGGAAACCCGTGAAAGTGTTTTTAATACTTCTATCGGGCCACACGCAATTCCGTGAGTGGTTTTAATTTTAGATCCTTTAGGTCTAATTTTTGAGAGCGAGAATCCGGTTCCACCACCAAACTTTTGTACCATAGCTGTGTCAGTAGCGGCTTTCATAATACCTTCCATCGAATCTTCTAAAGGTAGAACGAAACATGCGGATAAGGTTCCCTGCTCTGTTCCAGCATTCATTAAAGTTGGGGAATTGGGTATGAATTCAAGATTAGAAAGCATTTCAAAAAAGTCGTTTTCAACTAACTCCGTTTCTACCGGTAAAGTGTAGTAATTAGTTTCTACAGAAGAAATTGCTTTAGCAACTCTTTTAAACAATGTATTGCTATCTTCAACAACATTTCCCTTTGTATCTTTTAATAAATACCTATGTTCTAAGATTGTTTCCGCCTGCTTTGATAAAGCCTTATTATGTGTTGTTAATGTTGTTGTAGCAACGCTTGTCATCCTCTTATCCTCCAATGTTATTTACGTATTCCACAATATAAACATAAACCACGTTCCGCTACCCAAAAAGAAGGACTGCAAACTGCTTCTTTGCACTGTGGATTAGGTGCAGAAGACATGCGTTCCTGAGCGTTAACAGGTTCCATTTGTAATGCCTGGGCTGGGGAATTTTTATTTACCTTCCCTAACCCTGAATTATCATGCTTCTCTAACCTGCTCTCTGGTGTTTCATATGGACTTACAGCCTCAAACCAATCATTCGCACTGCCCAAATCCACAAACTTATACGCAGTATCATGTACTGCCTCTAATGCCATCGCTATTGAAAAGAAAGCGTCTCCGTGGCCTAGTGGGGTATCGGGAGCTTTCAAATCATTACTTACTGATAATATTTGTTGTTTTTGTCTTTCATCTTTAATTAATCTTAAATTACCACTATGTACAAATTTCTCAAATATACCTGCCATAGTGTTTTTTGACTTTCGACTAAATATTTTAGATAACCACCTAGTATCTAACCCCCTATCTTCTAACTCCCCTCTAGTATTATCTATATATCCAGAATTTAAATTAAAATTTTCTGCAACTTCATTAAGATACTCAATCTGGTCAGAATATGACCAACCATCTAAAAAGGATTGATGTATCTGTTCTATTCTTTCCCCACGTTTTCTAAATAAAACTAAATGAGATGGATGTCTTTTCTTCCCCACATCAAACCCACCAAATATTTGGTCTCCAGTTTCTAAGTCGCTGAAAACTTTAGTGGCAGGGGCAGACCTTAATATTTCATCCTGACATTTAAGTATATCCTCTTCGTCAAAATAAGATTCAGTTGAAAAATGAGGTATCAACATGAATTCCGAAGCGAATGATTTAGGTCTTGCTTTTTGCTGTTGTAATAACCAGTCCTCGGAATATAATTCCGGCATTAAAACCCTTCTACCGGGTACAGGGTCTAAAGCAGGTAACACTCTTGATTTAAAACGACTGTCTTCTTGGAGCTTAGAAAGTATGTCTCCAGGCATCATCGGAGTTCCTAACACAATAGTTGGAGTCCCCCGTAAGGGAATGAACATTGATTCTGTCATAAAATGGTCTTCCACTTTAGTTATCTGCCCTATATTTAAAGGATTCTCTGGATCACGTAATACGTCATCCGCTATTAATGCTCCATTAACATGCATTCCACGTTTAAAGCTGAATAGCCCCCCATGCATTATCTCCACAGGTTTATTGTTTAAATAATATCTAGCTGAAAAATCTGCTTTGGGGCTTCTATTAACTAGTATCTCATTTAAAATAGGGTTTCTGGAAATCGCTTTATTAATTTCTGATATATGATATTTTGCCATTCCGTCAGAATAGCTAAGATAAAGTACAGAACAATCCCTTTGTGCGGTTAATAATCTCCAAACGCTAAACGCATGTCCTAATACAGTAGATTTAAAATGGAATCTCGGTAATACCGCAACATAATTCATTCCGGTTTCCAGACATTCCTCTATATCGTCGGCTAACACCCCCACATGCCAGGCTTGGAAATACTCTGGATGGTCAAAACTATAACACCATATATTTTGAAGGAAATCTTTAAAAGAACCAACTTTAAATTTCTCCTGCTTCTTTAAACCTTCCGAAAGTAGATTAAAAGCATTTTCTACTGTTATTACATCAGATGCCACGGCTATTTATCTTCCTCCTGATTTTGTACTAAAGTTTTTAATTTAACGGCTATCTTATTTAAAATATCCTGATCGGGTATCTCTTCAACTAGAATCCCTAAAACGTCCTGAACGAATTGTAAATTTATCAGTCCAGATAAAACATCCCTTTGCCCTTTAATGCCTATATCTATAGCCTTTATAGCATCAAAAGCCCTATCAAAAGGTAACCCACCTAATTCTTTAAACGCTTTATTAGATACTTCTGTATACCTCTCAAGCTGTTCCTGTTGCACTCTATGATATCTCTGCGCTTCTGATTCAGCTATTTCTTGTTGATTATCAAATCTTGCAACATCTTTCTGCTCACCCCAACTATATTGCTTCGCCCATGAATAAATAGTCACAGGCTTCACTTCTGTGTTATTTTCTTTGGATATTATTTCTGCTATTTCTTTAGCAGTTTTATCCCCAGCTACAAATAATTTCATAGCCTCAAGTTTTACAGATTCAGGAAATTTTTTAGGCATTTACTCCTCCTATTCATACATGCTGTTAGGGTCTAATGCCCCATATCCAGCATCAGAAACATGTTGAGAGTCGATGTTACCACCAATAGGAGATCCATCACCTTGTAAGATACTAGTAAAATCAAAATGACCTGTTTTTTTCGTAGATGACGTAAAGCAAGTAGGCACTTTAATTTTAAATTTCCCTGCTCCTATATATACCTCATCATAAGTAATAGCTATCTCATCTCTTGTACATATGGATGACCATATAGCTTCCTGTTCCGCTATAGGGCTATACAATTTATTTTTTAATATCGTTCCGGAAGTTCTTTGTAACCCTTTTATTTCCTGGTTATATTTACAATCAATGTACTTACACCAAACCACTACCCCACGTTCTTGTTTCACGTCCTCTAAAGTAGGTAATTTCTTTGGGAATTTATCCGCATACTTCTTTTTTTTCTTTACTGCTTTACTGTTAAAATGAATCTGAATTTCTGGTCTTACCTTTTTTAAACCGCCTACCATTAGTCTAATCTCCTTTTATTCCATAATGCTATACATGCCGCATCCGCATAATCTTGCTCAGGGAAAACATCTCCCCATTTATCTACCGCAAATTGTCTGATATCATCTTTTGAGGCATTTCCTTTACCTAAAACGCCTTTTTTCCATTGTTTATTATCCACCCTAATCGCATCAATACCCTTTTGTAACAAAGTACCCCAAACAAATCCAACTACATGAGCGATTGCGATAGTCGTCTTTGGATTTTGAATAAAAATCGCTGCTTCAATGGAAGCTTTACCAGTTAATTTTATTTTACTCAAATCTTTGGAAAATCCTAACGATATTTCAGGGAATCTTTCCTCAAAAACTTTTTTCTTGCTCCCCCATTTATGCATCGAACTTATTTGTTCTTCAGAATCTAATAAAACCCCATGAATAGCCAGCGAAGAACAGTCCAAACCTAAATAATTCATACACTCGGCCTGTAAGTTCTTAAGGCAACAACTCTTGAAACTGTATTATATGCAGTAGTATGGGAATTTAATAAACCAGAAATCTTCTTAAGTTTAACTTGAGCGTCTATAATTTCTTGTTTAGCAGCTAATATAGCTGGGAATTTAGTTAAAACCTCACCTCTAAGCTCTTCTTTTGTGGGTTTTCGTATGGAAAGCTCCTCATACACTTTAGCGACTTTATAATGCGCTATACTGTAATCTTCCACAAAAGAAGCTTCTAACGCCCACATTAAGGCGTCCTGGTCAGCTAATTCAGTTTCTAGATAAGCTTTGTACCCCCCATACATAGTTAAAAAAGTTTCTAATTGACTATTTTCAACATTCATTAAATTAGAGAATTCTAAATGATCTCTTTCGGGTAAATCCATACTAAAACTAGGTATATTAAGAGCGTCTACCTCTTGTTTAGCCTTCTCTAAAGATTTTGTTATTGTCCAATCCTGCATAATAAATTCTCCTATTTAACTTTTTTACATGCACACCAAACTAATCCTGTACATTCGGTTGGTGGTATTTTCATATTTTGTATATTAAAACATCTAGTTAATAT